GCGGCACCCCCCGACGAGGCAAGTATTCCCAAAGGCAACAACACGTTAGGCTCCTAGATTACCGACGAGCCAGTAAACGCCCGAAGCAACACATTCGACCGAAACGCCCGCGTATTGCTTGGCGGTCTTTAGGTTGCCGTCTGCGCTGTTTAGGGTTACGCCTGAACCAGCTGCGAATGTAACCTGTCCGGTGCCGTATTGAGCGAAGTCCACGCGTTGACCGACGGTGAGTACGTTGTCAATGGTGATCGTGATAGCCGCATTAGTTGAGCGGATAAGTTTTCCACTGTCGGCGGCGACGATTGAATAGTTAGCGGTCTTGTCGCTAATGGTCTGAGCGTCGCTAATAAGGTCTGCCCACGCTGAGCCGTTGTAATACTGGTACTTATTGACGTCCTCTAGCCAAGTCAACATACCCTCGTTAGGGGTGGCAATAGCCGAGGTGCGAGCGGTAGCCGAAGCGAACGTCATAACACTTTGATCCATAAGGTAGGTGTTGATGTCTGACGCCGGTAGCGGATAACCGTTTAGAAATGTTTTTCTAGCCATGATTTAGAACTCTTTCCATAACTCAAGTGTAGTCGTCCAATTTAGCGCGTCTACGGAATGACTTACTTTTGTAATCGTGTAATAGTCGTCGATGAGTAACGGCGACTTAGTGTATTTGACTCCGATAGCGGTGCCCGGTGTTAGAAACGCCGCTTGTGTTAGGGTTCCGGTTCGGTCAACGGCTGGAGTCGCTACCCGGTTGACGAGCTTCGTAGGGTTCTGAGCGAACACTTCGTCCGCCCACTTGGTAAGTTGCCCGTCCGGGGTGGTGTTGATGTCGACGTCCACCGCGTAGATGCCGTAAAGGTCGATGCTGTCCTGATCCTTTTTGACAACATACTCCGCCGAGTTATTGCTGTTCGATACACGCAACGAGTTGAATGTAACGTCGTTGTCGGCGCGAACCGAGATATCCGACATACATAGGTGGTACGGTTCCCCGTGATTGTTGCCAACTGTCCAAGTGCCGGTCGGCGGGTTCGTGATAATCGTAGGTCGTGGAATGACGACAACCTGTTCGGTCGGTGCGTCGATCCACATAATTCCAAGACCGGTCTGAATTGCTTCGTTGATAAAGTCGCTAATAATGACGTCGGTTTTATGTTCGGTCGGCATTTTGTGATTTAGCGCGACAGACGACGAGCTCATCGTGTAACCGGCAGCCGTTACCGCGGTCGTAATCGCTTCGAGCGGGGTAGCGTGATTTCCACCATGGAACCCGGTTGTGTCATAATCGGCTACTCGAGTGTTCATGATGCGCTTATGAGCATCGTAAGCGCGGATCGTAATACTATTCCACGCGTTCACGTCTGACCCGTAGACGACGTCGATTGTGTCGATGTAGCCGTTGAATAGGTACTGGCTTATCGAGCCCGCGACGAGGCGTACACGGATACGAGCGCCCGGTCTGACTGACTTATTTACGCTAGGGTCATAGTCCCATGTCTGTAAAGTAATGGTCGCTTCGCCCGGTTCCGGCTGAAAATACAAACTGTTTCGGATCGTTCCGCCAAGGTCTGTGTCTAGCTTGACCGTCATAGCCTCGAATGGTTGCCATGCGAAGCCCGGCAATAGTTCGCTAGTTAGAACGTCGGTGCCACCAATAAGGCTTGAACCAACGATAAACGCGGTTGATGATCCGAGCACGTCGTCGCCACCAAGTAGCGACAACCCGATTAGAAATAGATTGTCTGCCTCGAATGGCAGATACATTTCAACCTTTAGGTGTTGCGCTATGTCGAAGTTGGCGATCTGAGTCATTAGCGAAGTGCCTGAGCTAGAGTAGTGCCGGTAGCTGACTCATATTTCGCAACCGTGTCGATGATTGTCTTAGCGGTTACGGCTTGAGTGACATTAACCGTAATGCCAGAACCAGTCGTAACTTTAGTCGAAGTCGTTGCTGCCGGTGCCTTAACAGGTGAGTTAGGTACGCTAACAGTCTTATTAGGTTGCGATGATGGAGTAGTACCTGCCAACGGTGCCGAACCGCCCAATGATAGAACTCCGGCGGCAACTCCGACGGCACCGATGCCAACCCCGACTCCGACCGGTAGTTTACTGCCAGCCGCTTGCGCTGCCGCCGCGATAGCTGCCGCCGCTGCGTAGGCTTTTGCCGCTGTTGTAGCGACATTCCACGCCGTCGTTACGGCACCAATTCCAGCTGCGAGCGGTAGCAACCAGTTTTTATTTTCTACCGCCCATTTAGCAACCGCGATACCGTCATTAATGATTTGAACGAGTGCGTCGCTAATAAGTTCAAGTGCCTGAGTTCCACCCGGTGATGCCAACCATATAGACAACTTACTTAAAGCCGGTAGCAAGGCTGCGCCGACCTTTTCTTGTAAGTTAGCGAAGATGGTTGTGAGTCTCATATATGGGTCGGTATTAGCTGCGGTTGTAGCTGCTCCAGCGGTTGCCAGTGCTAGGTCGCTAATGGCATCCTTTGAACCCTTAAGTGATGGCATTAGTTTGATAAGTGCTGTGTCTGAACCGTTGAATGACTTGCCCATGGCTAAAGTCACTTGCTCGAGTGATTTACCAGTAGCGGCTGAGGCATCGAGCGCGATTGCCATAAGTTTGTTTGATGCGGTAATGTCACCGGTCGAACGAATGAGAGTTGCGTAAGCGGGACGGAGTTGGTCGTCTAAGACACCGAATTGCGTTTCCCATTTACTAATCGAGGTTTCAACGCTCCGGATTTGATCCTGATTCGCTCCGGTAGTGTTTTCGAGTTGCTTCGCTAGGATTGCCTGAGCTTTACTATCCTCGACGGCTGCCTTAGTAGCATCGCTTAGTTCACGGGTAATAAAGGCGAAAGATAGACCGATGCCGATAGACGCGAAAGCCGACTTAGCCGATTTACTGAAACCGGTAATCTTTTTATTTAGGTTTGAGAGTTCTGACTGCGATCCCTGAGTCGCCTTAGTAAGATTTCTAAACTCGCCGAGGATTTCAACGTTCAAGACTAGCGACATGGCTAACCATTCCTTTCCTCTAGCACTTCACAGAACTTAGCGTACTCTGCGACTGTGAGTTTCCTATACTGCTCCGGGCTTATTCCCGTCGCTAGACAAAAATAAACCATTCTCTCAATTAGATCGCTTGACCTTTTGGGTCTCCGATGAAACCCTCCAGAAACTCGTTAATCTGGTGAATGTTCATGTTGCCGAACGTTTCCAACTTAGAGTCTGGGTTGTTGCGCTTGTCTAGTACCCAACAAAGCGTTTTAGTAGCTTTGCCTAGCCCTAGACCTTTTTCGAATACTTCCTCGAACGAACGACCAGTCAATAGGTTCAACTGTTCAATTTCGTCCATCGTTAGAATGTCGACGATTGTAGTACTTGCCATTTTTTGTTATTCCTCTGTGCCGGTGGTTGAATGTGTTGCTATTAGTTTATCTATCTGCGCGTAATAGTTATTGAAGACTTCGCTTCGTGTGATGCCTAGAGCCTTAGCAAAGAATGGATTTGGTCGGATGTGACGCTTGAACCAACCCCAATGGATCGGGTTAGCGTACGGAACCTTACCGTTATTACCCGCGCGAATTGAAACGCTATTTAACGCTTTTGATACTTTAATCGTTTCGCGTAATCTACCCGTGCGTACCGGCACCAAAGTTCTGGCTTCGGCAGCAACTAGCTCTCCTGCGGCTGATCCTGCGGCTTTTATTTCCGCGTCTGGAACTCCGATTGCTTGAAGTGCTTTGATGCTTGCCTTATAGCCCTTTACTTTGATGCCGGACGCGTTAGACATTTGTCTAGGGTTACGCGGCGGTCTTCTTAGTAACGCCGTAGTAGATTGGCGGGGTTGCCGCCGGAGTATGTACTGCGTTATCTACGATTAGTTCAACCGAGAACTTAGCGGTCTCACCCGAGGTTAGAGATAGCGGAGGCAACTGGTTGAAAATAACGGTACCCGTGTAGTGCGGCTGCGAGGTGGTAGGGGTTGCGTTACCTGCGGCTGCGATAGTGAACGCTACCTTAGTACCGTAGTTAGCCCAAAGCACCTGATAAAGCGAACCGGTGTCGCCTGACATGATGCCCTCGAGAGTTAGTTTCCACTCTGCGCCGGCGCGGTACTCACAAAAAGTCTGAACGTCGCCCGGTGCGTCGTCTAGAACTAGCTCGACCATGGTCGCGTCGCAAGCATAGTCGGTGGTGCCGATTTTGAATAGAATGTTTTGCGCCTTGACGCGGGTTGATGCTGCCATGAGCGAGCCTTTCTTAGATTGTTATTTCGAGCTCTAGCGGTACGTTGATCGCTAGGTACTCTGCGTTATTTGTTTGTAGGTTGTACGGTATGCCGGTCGGCAACATACGCGCGTAGGCTGGTAGCGCCTTTACTACCGCTTCAAGTAGCTCGTCCAACTTTTCGGTGGCTTGCTTATTTGTTGCGGTCGCTGCTACCAGTACAAGGTCTACGTTTAGGTAATACTCGTTACCTAAGTCGGCGACCGCTAAGTACGGGGAACGTGCGTTGATGATTACGATTGGCGGGGTAATGCGCTCCGGAACATAGTCCAGTACCTTTAGTCCCGCTGCTTCTAGGTCGAGTCTTAGTTCGACCTTTGAGACGGTTATCTCGTTCGTCATACTGCGAACCCTACATAACGAAGTAGTAGAGGATAAACGGCGTTTAGTGGATCCTTAGCAACTCGAACAGGGTTCCCGTCGAATGATGCGAATTGAGCAACGCCGTTAGGTGCGCTGCGACGGTGGAAAAGTTCCGACGACGCGATTAGTGTCGCCTGATCTTTGACCGATGCCGGGACGGTTGTAACCGCTCCGATGTAGCCCTCGACCAAAGCAAGTCCGGCGGTGAGACATTCCTGCGGGAATGTGGTCTCATCGGTGCCGACGTATGCTTGGAACTTTTCCAACGTTACAGACATGGTTTTACCTTTACGCGGTGATGTCTAG